TGTATCTACACTACAGGTGGATAAATCACATGACTTACGTATTGCATATGAAACACTTAATGATATACAGAGAAGACTAGCTAGTGCTTTCCTTCTAAATGAATCAGCAAGAAGAGATGCAGAACGTGTTACAGCTGAAGAGGTAAGACTTATGGCTGGAGAACTAGAGGATGCCTTAGGTGGTATCTATAGTATTCTAACACAGGAACTACAACTACCATTAATTAAGTTAATGATGTTAACATCTAAAGTTACATTCCCAGAGGGATTAGTAGAGCCTGTAATTGTTACTGGTGTAGAGGCACTAGGACGAGGACACGACTACAACAAGTTAGTACAGTTTGCACAAACATTACAGCAGTTATTAGGACCTGAGATATTTGCACAATATTCAAATGTAGATGCAGTTATTGCACAAATAGGTACATCACTGGGTATTGATACAGAGGGTCTGATTAAGACACCTGAGCAGAGACAACAGGAACAACAACAAGCTATGATGCAACAAGCTGGACAAGCTGGTTTAGATACAGCAGCACAAGCTGGTGGTCAAGCAGCAGTTGAACAAGGGATGATGTAGTGAGGTTGCCAGTTACAATGGCTCCTCCCACTCCCCCATACACAAGAGAGATAAAGAAGAAGGAAGTTAAAGATGGAAATACAACAAAGCCAAGAAGAAAACGTAAACCTAAGTCAACACGAACAAGCGATGGTGGACAAGATGGATGCGAACACAAACCAAACACAACAGGAACTACAAAGTGATGCTGATAAGAGGGGTGTAGCAGATGATGCTCCACTACCATCTGATGAAGTTAAGTTATATGCAGGTAAGTACAAGTCTGTTGAAGATATGGAACAAGCTTACAAAGAACTAGAAGGTAAGTTAGGTAGTAATGACGGTGAGACTAAAGAAGCTTCTACTGAAGCGGAAGAGGGTGATACAGTATCTACAGAGGCTGAAGCTAAAGAGTTAGCTGAAAGCAAGGGCATTGACTTTACAGAGTTGAATCAAGAGTTTGCTAACAATGGTGTATTATCTGAGGATACATACGCATCATTGGCTGGTAAGGGTATTGATAAAGCTACTGTAGATAACTATATTGCAGGACAAGAAGCTATTGTATCTCAGAACTTATCTAAGATGCAGTCACTAGCTGGTGGAGAGCAAGGGTATCAAGATATGATATCATGGGCAGGAGAAACATTATCGGATGGTGATAAGGAAGCATTTAACTCTAGTTTACAAAATGAAGGACAAGCTGAATTTGCTATCCAAGGATTGTATGCTAGGTTCCAAGCTACACGAGGACCCTCACTAGTTAAAGCCAGTAGTAATTCAACTACATCATCACAAGGGTATCAATCTAGTCAAGAGATGACTAAGGATATGCATGATGTTAGGTACAAGAAAGACCCTGCGTTTAGAGCACAGGTACAAAATAAGATAGCGAAGAGTAACTGGTAAGGTGTGTTTGGCATTGAGATGTAACCTATGTCCTAGACAAGTTTAACACTGATGATGTAAGACCAAACTTCTTTACTCCTCTTTTAGGTAGTCGGTAGGCTTTCAAACGCCTGTCACTACCTTTTTAATATTAAAACTATTATAAAATCGATGCCCCTATTAAGTATATCGAGGTGTATTTATAGGGATACCAAAGATGGAAATAAAAGACAATACATATTAATATCACGCGTAGGTGCCACTTACGGCTAACATATTAAACATAAAAATAAAACAAGGACATTTAAAACATGGCAAATTATATTCACTCAAATGGTATCGGTACTAACACACTTGATGCACACTCAGACAGAGCAATCGCTCTTAAAGTATTCTCAGGAGAAGTATTAACTTCATTCGAAGAGAACAACATCTTCATGGGACTAGTACAAACTAGAACTATTTCTTCAGGTAAGAGTGCTTAACATAAAGGGTTCTCTATAAACACTCATTGAATTGCTGGGACCTCCTTATGGGACAATCAGCAGCGAAGCCTAATCGAAAGATAGGAACGTTCAACGACTAGTGCATTGTGCACGTACATCCAAGTGGATGGAAGCGGTGAGTAAAACAAAATAAATTAAAAGGAAACATATATGAAAATATGTACACTCTGTGAGACTGAAAAGCCACTCGATGAATTCTACTTTAGAAAGGATTCAAATAAACACACTAATGAATGCAAAGATTGTCGTATTGAAAGACAACGAGTTAAGAAATTAGGGGTATCTAATCAAGATTATGAGAAGATGTTTATTGAGCAAGAGGGTCAATGTAAGATTTGTAATTGCAAACTAAATAGTAATAGATATACTAAGTTTGCTGTAGACCATGACCATAAGACAGGTCAAGTTAGAGGTCTATTATGTACAAACTGTAATACCGCTTTAGGACTATTAAAAGATTCTAAACACAGATTACAAAATGCAATTGATTATTTAAACAGTTTTAAAGATATAGTCTAATCTATATAGTAATATATAGCGGTCTGTCTCCTACCAAGGACAAGACGGGTAAAGTGGTAACGTACTTTATTGAAATGGGAAATGCAATTCCCAGTTATTGGTTCATATACTGATGCTGTAGCTGAGCACGTACCAGGTACTGATATTGATGTATCAGGAATCGCAGCTGGTGAAAGAGTTATTACTATTGATAACTTAAAATATGCATCTGTATTTGTAGATAACTTCGAAGAAGCAATGTCTCACTATGAAGTTAGAGGACAATACTCTACTGAAATGGGTAGAAAGTTAGCACAAACAATTGATGGTGACGTAGTTACTACTCTTAGAACTTGTGTTGGTGGTGTTGCCGCTGCTACAGGTCAACCTACTCCAGAAGCTGCTGCAATTGATGCAGGTGTATTAATTGCTGATGCTGCTTCTGTTAAAGGTAACAAGATTATTGATGCTATGTTCCAAGCACAAACTATCTTAGATGAAAAAGATGTACCAGGTGAGAGATACGTAGTTGTAACTCCTGCTGATTACTACAACTTAGTTCAATCTGATAAAGGTACAAACAGTGACTATACATCTGGTAACGGTGGTATTGATGCTGGTAAGATTACTAAGATTGCAGGTAACAACATCTTAGTATCTAATAGATTAGCTACTGGTGAGATTGTAGTATTCACTACTAATGCAATTGGTATTGTTAAATTACTTGACATCAAATCTGAAGCTAACTACATCCCTGAGAAATTAGGTGATTTAATGACTTCATCTTACGCAATGGGTTATGGTGTACTTAATCCAGCTTGTGTAGTAACAATCGACGCTGCTGCTGCATAAGCATAAGCAATTTATAAGGACTGGCTATTAATTTAGCTGGTCCTTTTTTTTGGTTTGAGATATGAGGCCAACAACAACTATAATAAACTAAAGGAAAGATATGA